GGGAAGTCCGCGTAAGCGATTTACATCGTAAGATTTAAATGGAACCCTTCTTTAACACTAACCAGGATCGAGCTCCGGCTCGGAACACCGGGAACTAAAAGGAAGGTAATCTGACAACTCGGGGTAATGGAATTAGCCCAAGGATAAGAATACCTGTTTGTACAGTGCGTCTGTAGGAAGGGAAACGGGAAGTGGATCTAGATAAACCAGATCCCCGACCGCACCATGAGAGCAATAAGGGCGTAGGATTGATCATACGAAAGTATTGGCATACGCATTAGATTGGATTTTTCCGAAAGTGAAACCCGCAACCGCGGATCCCGATCGGGTAATAGGATCATCCAGTCAAAGGCAGATAGCCGCTCCGAAGTACCGTGCTCATGGGCAGAGACTACACTGCTACGAGAGTTTCCCTCTCTCGGTTATGAAATTTTCAAAAGAGGAACTCGCCTAAAGGGGCGAGAGGCGCCTCCTTTGATCAGTATGGGAAAATACCGTAAATGGAAATAACTCCTAACAGCCCTAAGAAGGGCTGGGGGACCATACTTCGTCGGGGTAACGCCCATCGATAATAACTAGGATGGCAACATCCTGTGGCCTAACAGGTGTCTATGTTCGTAAGTTAAAATCTGGGATTCTAAGTGTAACTCACTTAGAGGGTAGAAGTGCGGTATATAGGAGATTAGTTGGGTACCTTAGTAGGTCCCAAAGGGTTACTTATAGCACGTGTGAACGTTAGTCCATTCTCAAAGGCTTCCTGTGGAACAGCAAAGCTCGTAACCTGGTATTGCGATATGCTGGAAAGCAGAGGAGATCCCTGGAGTTTGGCGGTTTAGGCCGTACAAACCAGAGAGTCAACCGAAAGACAAAAGACAAGGTGGAGACACCGACTCTATTCAGAGAACCTGCTGCCTAGCCGGGAAAGGATCCCGATCAAAGGCTGCCTCCCTGATAAGGAGAGCAGATCCCTGGGTCTGGGTCTAATTCTGTTAACATCCTAGAGCGGCCAAGCCGATAACCTTCGGGTTCGTAGGCTTGGAGACTCTTCGGGCTAGAAACAGTGGCCAATCGACCTTTGTAAGGCCCTTCAGTCAATCAATATTATGTTTCAAACATTAATAGACCGTAGGGACCGAACTAGAATCGAAAAGCTTGGTTCCGGGTTACGAAAGTATCCCGGGCTACTTATGAAGTTCGGCTATGCCGTTACTCATTTAGTAGCTGGTCGTCGCTCAGCAAATCTTTATCTTTCAGTCGCTCACTTTGGACGGTTTGTCCTCTCATGGAAAGGCTCTGCATCCAGCTTAGTCAAATATATGAAGACATCCCAAATTCTACTTATGCAAGCAGTTTCTGGAAGTCCCACATCTGATACTAGAACACTGGGTAGCAACGTGGGCCAGGGAATCTTGGGAATACCTAAGCTTATCCCACACGTTGATAGGCGTCGAATTGTTAGGGGGGACGTCGCTATTATTCGCCTCTGGCTATCCCTTTTAGGGGGGTACAGAGTGATCGAGTGTAGCGGAAAATCCTCTTTCAAAACGATTACGCAACCTGGAATTGACATCAGTGCTCCATTAGCTGAGTTCCGGAGTTTCCTCAAAAGTGGTTCGCTTGGGTCGCTTGGTGCGAAACTGTTAAAGAGGATTCCAGTTCCTAAACTGGGATTTAAACCTTTAGCACTATTAACATCAGGTCCGAACGTTCCACCCAACGTGGGAGCTCTTTGGGCCCTGGCATGGGATGCCAAGGCAATCTGGCGGTACCGAAACAGTCCTTGGTACAAGGCTCTTGAGGATTACTCCTTAAGAACAATGAACACCAAGTTCCTGGGTTTAATCCGGGTATATGCTGGGATTTCGGATCTCGTTCTTAATGGCGGAACTCGGGGCCCTACGGCTGACCTAGTATTTAAAGCTGAGAAATCAGTTTTTGAGAAAAGTCTGTCCGTTTTGGTTTCGAGAACCAAAAGAGAGGACGACGGGCAGGTCTCGCGAGAGACTCACCTCGTTCCCTTCAAAAACTTTACTAAGTGTATTCGCCTAGGGCGCCTCCATACCATACCGGAACCAGCGGGGAAAGTAAGGGTAGTTGCCATGGTAACATGGTGGGTGCAATGCCTCCTGCATCCTCTTCATCTTGCGATCTTCAAACTGTTGGCTCTCATCCCTCAGGATGGGACTCATGACCAGAGAAAACCTCTGGTGGCGTTAGCTTCGAAGATTCGCTCCGATTTAGATTCTACGGGACATTCTTACTGTTACTCGTTCGACTTGAAGGCGGCAACTGATAGGATCCCAATCGAGCTTCAAGTGTCTCTGCTCTCAATCCTCCTCGGTGGGGCCGTTGCGAAAGCATGGCGTACCATCTTGGTGGGCATACCCTATGACACTAGACCGATTAAACACCGGCTAGGTCAGGGGGGGGCATCACTGAAGTATGCGGTAGGGCAGCCTATGGGAGCTTACTCAAGTTGGGCAATGTTAGCTCTGATCCACCATTTCCTTGTCCAGTTTTCTGCGTACAAGGCGGGGTACCGAGGGTGGTACCCGTTCTATGCAGTCCTAGGTGATGACGTTGTCATCATTGGAAAGGCGGTAGCTAAACGATACCGGGAAACTTGTGAGGCTTTCGGGATTACAATTGGTCTCGCTAAGTCCCTCATATCTTCCAATGGAACTTTCGAGTTCGCAAAGAAATTCTATTATCGTGGCGAAGATGCTTCTCCCCTCTCAGCTAGAGAGTACTGGGTGGCCTTAGGGTCACTTCCAGCATTCGTCGAACTGATACAAAGGGCGAAGTCCGTCAACACACGACTTAGTCTCTCAGATGCGATTAGATCGTACTCCAAAGGATACCGGGTCGTAGGGTCACTTACACAAAGGTTAGCCGATCTCGGGAATACCCGTGCGGCGAACTTCATCACTGCTCTAATGCTTCCTGGGGCCCCCTTTGCTAAGCCACTTGCTTCTCTCTTTTCGCCAACCAGTACGGCTGTCCGACCAAACGAAAGTTTGGTTGATACACCAATAACGGAGCGGAGGGTGAGATCAGTGTCACGAAGCATTGGGGATTCCATCAAGCAGATAGCGGATGCAAAAACCAAGGCCATGAAAACGTTTCTGAACGAGGCTAGAACGCGCCAGCTTTCGGTCTCCACAGGGACGTCAGTCCGATTGTGGACTGGTATGATGGAACTTGGGCTGGCCCCTTTTCTGTCAGTACAACGGTCCCTGACTATTTTTGCAAGGTCTCGAGAGCTACAAGCTCTGGAGGCCCTGGGTCTGTACCTCCAAAAGGGCGGTCTCAACTCTAGACAATTTATTACTGTCTTAGAGAAGATCGTTCCTATTTGGACATATGCCATTGGGGATGTGGCATCTCTACCTGGACCAGAGGAGCTATTCCCTGTCGAATCCGTGTTAAAACGGGCTAGACTGGGAAGAATTCTGAAGCTAAGGGTTAAGTTGTTAGGTCTTCCGTGGCATAAGCAGACTAATCCGAGTGCAAGTATTAGCAAATCCAAAGCGCGAAATTCAAGTTAACTATAGCGGAGCTACAGTTTACCCTTTTCATCACTCTGGAAGCCAAAGATTGAAAACGGTGGTCTACAGTACCTTAACTGCCATTTTGAGATGTTGGGAAACAATTAACATCTCGGGGAGGCACACCTTACGTGGACAGGCTCCGGTCATCCGACTTATGCTTGAAATCAAACAAAAAGCCGGGACGAACTTCTCGTGAGAGAAGATGTCTGCATCCTATAGAGACTTGATTACCTGATTGCGCATTAAGCCAGCTGAGACGATCGGGAATCCTCAATTAATAACTGAGGAAACCTCAACCTTCTTTAACCGACTAGATCGGCTCACAGGTGCCCTAAAAGGTC